GTTATTTATTATTTGATGAAAGAAAGACTAAAGAAACTCTTAACTATTTAATGGATAATCCATTTATAGGAATGGGTTGGGTAGCAGAAAAAGATGGTAAGATTATAGGTGGAATTATAGTACACTTAACTAAATTTTTTTTTAGTGAGCAATTAATTTGTAATGATTTAGCTTTATTTATAGATGCTAAAGCAAGAACAAGTTTAAGAGTTCCTATAAGATTAATTAAAGAAGCAGAAGAATGGGCTAGATTAAAAGGTGCTAAAGAATTTTGCCCAGCAAGTAGTGTTCAAATTAATACAAAAGGTGTAGCCAAACTTTACGAATTTTTAAAATTTGATAAAGTAGGTCATATATTTAAGAAAAGGTTATAATTATGTGTCCATCTCCAGGAGAAATTATTGATAAAGGAAAAAATTTAGTAGGAACAGCTTTTAGTATTTTAAGTGGAAACTTTAATCCTTATGTTGCTCTAGGTGTCTTTGCTATAGGTTGGTTGTTTTCAAGATCAATGAAACCTGATGTGCCTGATTTTGGAACTAATGATTTTGAAGAAACTGAAAGAGGAATCTTATTAAATAAACAATCTAATAATGCTTGTATTCCCGTAGTCTATGGAGAAAGATTATTAGGTGGAACTAGAGTATTTATAGAAACATCAGGAACAGATAATACTTATTTATATGTTGCTTTGGTTTTAAGTGAGGGAGAAATAGATAGTATTCAGCAAATTAAAATAGATGATAAAGTTGTAACTTTTGCATCATCATTTTCAGATGGTACAGCAGTTGAAGTTGCTAATTCTGATAGTAATTTTTATAAAGGAGAAAGTTTAATTAGATTAGAACCTCATTATGGTTCAGACGGACAATCAGCTTCAACATTATTATCTACATTATCTTCTTGGGGTAGTAATCACAAGTTATCAGGTTTAGCTTATGTTGCTGTTCGTTTTAAATGGAATCAAGATGTTTTTGGTTCTATTCCAAAAATACAAGCATTGGTAAGAGGTAAAAAAGTAGTTGCTTATAATTCTAGTTTAATTGCACAAACAGCTTCTTATTCTACAAATCCAGCTTGGTGCTTATTAAATTATTTAACAGATGCAAGATATGGAAAAGGTTTAGCAATAACAGATATAGATTTACAAAGTTTTTATGATGCTTCACAAGTTTGCGTTACGCAAGTTACACCTTATAGTGGGGGTAGTGATATTAATATATTTGATGCTAATGCTGTATTAGATACATCTAAAAAGATTATAGAAAACACAAGAACATTATTAAAAGGTTGTCGAGGTTACTTACCTTATACAAGTGGTAAATATAAATTAGTCATTGAAACAATAGGAAGTGCATCTATTACATTAAATGAAGATGATATATTTGGTGGTTATAGTTTAGCGAGTCCAAATCAAAACGATAAATATAATAGAGTTATTGTATCTTATGTTTCTCCTACTAAAAATTGGCAAGTTGACGAAGTACAGTTTCCACCCATAGATGATTCAGGGTTACCAAGTGCAGACCAACACGCAACAATGAAAACAGCTGATGGTGGTTTTTTATTAGAGGGAAGATATGATTTTGCACAAGTCTTAACATCAACATATCAAGCTGAAGAAATGGCAGAAATTATATTAAGAAGATCAAGAGAAGCTATTAAATTAAATATAAATGCTGGTGGTCAAGCTTATGATTTAGCCATAGGAGATATTGTTAATATTACACATAGTTCATTAGGATTTTCAGCTAAACCATTTAGAGTTAATTCGTTATCTTTTAACGAAGATTTTACAGTAGGATTAAATTTAATTGAACATCAAAACTCACATTATACTTGGGCAACTAAAACACAAGCACCAACAGTTCCAAGTACAACACTTCCAAATCCATTTGTAGTTCAACCACCAGCAAGTGTAACTTTAACTGACCAACTAATTGCTTATAATGACGGAACTGTAATTGTAGCTTTAGATGTGGCAATAGGTGCTTCACCTGATAGTTTTGTTGATTATTACCAAGTAGAATATAAACTAAGTACAGAATCAGATTATAAAATACACTCACAAGGTTCAGGATTATTTCAAAGAGTCTTAAACGTAATTGACCAAAAAGTTTATGATGTAAGAGTCAAAGCTGTATCTTCTTTTGGAACTTCATCAACATATGTAACAGCACAAAGAACTATTGTAGGAAGTATTTTACCACCAAGTGATGTAACAGATTTTTCTTGTAATATTATTAATGGAGAAGCCCATCTATCTTGGGAACAAATAGCAGACCTAGATCTAGCATACTATCAAATAAGATATTCAACATTAACAAGTGGTGCTACTTGGCAGAACTCAGTATCATTAGTAGAAAAAGTATCAAGACCAGCAACCTCTATTGTAGTACCAGCTAGAGTAGGTTCTTATTGTATTAAGGCAGTTGATAAACTAGGAAACTTCTCACTTAATGAAACTATTATTGCAACTAATGTAACATCTATTGGAAACTTTAATAATATAACAACTCAATCAGAAAACCCTAATTTTACAGGAACAAAAACTAATTTAACACTAGACAGTAATTTATTAAGATTAACTAATTTAGGTTCTAATGGAATTTATGAATTTGCAAGTGTTATTGATATAGGTGCAGTTCATACATCAAGAATAACAGCTACACTTGCTCAATTTGCAGAAAACCCTAGTGAATTGTTTGATTCAGAAAGTGGTGATTTTGATGACAAAACAGGTTCATTTGATGGAGATTCACCAAGTAACTCAAACGCACATTTAGAAATAGCTGTAAGTGATGATAATAGTACATTTACAGAATTTAAAAATATGGTAATAGGAGATTATACTGCTAGATACTTAAAGTTTAGATTAGTGTTAATTTCAAGAGATGGAGTTACAACCCCTGTTGTAAGTCAAGCAACTGTAACTGTTGATATGGAAGATAGAATACAATCAGGAAATGATATAGCTTCAGGTGCAACTACAAAAACTGTTGCATTTACAAATCCATATAAAACTGCTAATTATGCAGTTGGTATCACAGGACAAGGAATGGCAACAGGAGATTTTTTTCTAGTAGAAAGTAAAACAATTAATGGATTTAATGTTACTTTTAAAAACGCATCAAATACTGTAATATCAAGAACATTTGATTTTATAGCAAAAGGATTCTAAAATATGGCAAATCACGATTATGTAATAAGCAACCAAACTTTCCCAGCGACTAGGACAGATTTGAATAATGCTTTATCTGCTATTGTAACAAATAATTCATCATCATCAGAACCAAGCACAAAATATGCTTATCAATGGTGGTATGACACTTCTTCAAATACATTAAAATTTAGAAATGCTGACAATGATGCTTGGGTATCTTTCGCTGTATTTGATATGACTAACGATAAAGTTAATCTTGTAGATAGCACAGTTACATTAGATTCTTTGTCATCATTATTTCACGATAGAGGTGCTTATGGTTCTGCTTCTGCACCCATAACTTACACAGTAACAGTTGGAACAAAAACAACAGCACACCCTTATAGTGGTGTAGGAAGTTCATCAGCATATTTTTTAGAGGGCTTAGAATCACCAGCTTTTACTTTAGGTGGTGCTGATACAGCAAAACCTTATTATTATAAATTTGACCAAGCAAACGGAACAAATGCTTCACACCCATTAAGATTTTATTTAGATGCTGGAAAAACAACAGCTTACACAACAGGAGTTACAACTGCTGGAACTGCTGGTTCTGCTGGTGCATATACTCTTTTAGCAGTAGATGAATACACACCTAATATTTTGTACTATCAATGTTCTTCTCACGCAAATATGGGAAATCATTTAAAAGTTATTTCAAGTAAATTAAATTCAAATGGTGTAGCTTTTAAAATGCCAACAGCAGACGGGTCAGCGAATCAAGCTATGGTTACAAATGGTTCAGGTGTATTATCTTTTGCTTCTATATCAGAAACTAAACCAACTATAACTTCTTCTAATTTATTTGTAGCACCAAGCACATCTTCACAAATAACTATTGCTGGAACTAATTTTGTTTCTGTTCCAATAGTTGAAGCGATTAACTCATCAACGGGTGCAATTACAAGAGCAAC